CATGATTCGCCTTCTTTTGCTTCACAACTATTTATAAGAGCTAGATGAACTTAACATTTTTCTCATGGAGTATTATGAATTTCCAGTTTTTGGACGCACAGTAGGCTTCGGCTGCTATCCATTTAGCCTCGTTGACTGCATAGGTCTTTACCTCATTGAGATATCTACTTGTTTTTCTGGATGTTTTCTTTGGCGCCATGGTTTGAGCATATGGTTTTATTTCCACGCAAAACATTTGTATTGATCCATCTTTCTGGCGTGCTTTGATGATCATGTCTGGATAGTAACGGTGCATGCGTTTGTCTACAGGCGACATATAAGGGATAGCAATTTCTTCGGAAGCCCACTGTAATATGTCGTCCCGGGTATCAAATTGTTTCATCATTTGAAGTTCCCATCCCGAGCGGTAAACTATTTTATCAGGATTACCCACGTATTTCGATGGGTTTTTGAGTTTATATTTGCCTTTATATGTTTTCATCTCAATACTTATAAATAGAAGATGGTTAGTAGTTTATTCAATAGCATATTACTTAAAGGTGTTCGATCTGGTCAAATACCCGCTCGGACACAACAAAGTAGAGACTGGTTCAGAGAACAAGCCAAGCGGGCTACGGGAGCAACTGGCGAAAAGGTAATTAAAGAGGCTGACAAAGCGCAATATAAAACCCAGATCACTATTGGGAAAATGTATTTGTTTTCGTATGATGCCAAGCACAAAAAGACGTTGCCATACTTCGATAGATTCCCACTAATATTCCCTATTTCGAGGGTTAAGGGTATGATGACTGGCTTGAACTTTCACTACCTACCGTTGAAACAGCGAGCCATTCTTATGGACGCATTGTATGAGATAGCCAATAATGATAGATTTGATGAAACCACAAAGTTGAAGGTATCATATGATGTTCTAAGTGGAGCTTCAAGATTCAAATGGTTTGCCCCAACCATCCATAACTATCTAAGATCCCAGCTAAGATCCCGATTCATAGAAATACCGCCGACAGATTGGGATACGGCAATTTTTCTACCTCTCTCCAAGTTTGAGGGCGCCTCTTCCCGCACCGTTTGGGCAGATTCTAGGAAGAAAATGAGTTAGCTTTACGGACCTCTTTCATTCTTTTAGAATGAGCGGCACGGGCTTCTGGTGTCCATTGTTTTTTGGCCGCTTCTCTCTGCTTTTGTTTCATGGCTTCTGTTCTTTTGTGACGACCCATATTGGAGATATCTCTGTCCTTAAAAGATTTTCTCATATTTTCCACATGTGTATCCGACTTCGATCCACGCATTTTCTCTAGGGTCTCTTCATTATATACCCCAGTTTTGCCCTTATTCCATATAACCGTTTCACCAGATGCAAATTTTGATCGTTTCGCGGCACTGACTTTAGGACCTTTTAGCTGATGGGCTTCGCGGACAAGATCATCTTTACCGACAAGACCAGCCAAACCATGCCATGCTAATCTATCTTGCCAACGACCATATTCCGCATAGAGTTTTTTATGGGCTTCGGCATGTTGTTCTGTGGTCAGCCGCGCGATATTGGACGGCTCATCGGCGCCGCCGGCGTGTCTGGGAATGATGTGGTGATTATGATATATAGTCATGCGCTGATATCTCCATAGAAGAATTAGGGTAGGTGGGTGCGTCAACACCGCGACTTACAACACTATTTATAATGGAGAGTTTTTATGGAATTTATCAAGTGCCGGTGTGGTGAGGCAGTTCCCAGAAAACAATTGATTGAACATTACAGCCGTCATAATGAAGGTATTATAGTACCGCTGGAAGATATAATATCAAATCTAAAGACAATAGGTTATGGTGAAAGCATAAATACTAATAACCAATAGGAAACCAAATATGCCACCATTTAACATAAGAGAGTTTAACTCCAATATCGATCAATTTGGAGTAGCCAAACAATCTCATTTCGACGTTATCATCAATACCACTCCAATCGTTGGTATTCGAAATTTCGACGCTGCCCCAACCATGGGCGACCAGCTTCGGTTGAGGTGTGAAGCGGCTGAATTCCCAGGCCTTCAGGTAGCCACGATGGATGCCAAGATTTACGGGCCTCTGCAAAAAGTTGCCTATGCAGGGATGTATACGGATGTTTCCTTCTCTTTCATTATGAGCAATAACATGAGGGAAAAGAGATTCTTTGAGGAGTGGATGAACTCCATCATAGGAAATAGATCGTCCGATCGCGGCTCTAGTAATGGTCTCAATTCATTCAACATAGGATATCATAAGAATTATTCTACTGATATCGTCATAAGGCAATTTGCTCCTGCGCCTGAGTCTCATATGCAAAAAGCCGTTTATGAGTGTCGGCTTTATGATGCTTTCCCGACCACGGTAGCTCCCATCTCGTTGAATCGTGGCACGGATGATGTCCATAGGCTCAATGTTGTCTTGACATACAGGCACTGGGAAACTGTAAATATGTGGAAAGATGGGCAGTTGGCAGTAGGCCACAATCCATCCAACTGGTTTACAAGAAACGCAGGACTTCTGGGCACGATTGCTGGCGTTGTCGCAGCACGATTACCACCAAAACTTGCTAGAAACATCGGGACACTTGGAAAGGTACCCAATCTAATCTCGTTCTTAAAATAATGACTGGAAAATATTATGCCACTACCACTACTTGCAACACCTACATTTGAACTTATTCAGCCATCGACTGGCAAACCAATTGAGTACCGACCCTTTCTCGTAAAAGAAGAAAAGAATCTCCTTATTGCTCTTGAAGCAGATGATGAGAAGGAGACCTCTCGTGCGGTAAAAAATATCATCAAGAGTTGTGTTATATCTACGGTAGATGTTGAAAAGTTGCCGTCGTTTGATATTGAGTATATTTTCCTCAATATCAGATCCAAATCTGTTGGTGAGTTGATTGAACTCCAATACCATCATATCGACAATACGAACAACGCGGGCGATGAATGTAAACACGTCCAGAATATCTCTGTAGATGTCAATGAAATCACCTGTGTAGCCTCAGACGACCATAGTAAGAAAGTCCATCTGACGGATACAATCGGCATTGTCATGAAGTATCCCACACTCCGTGAAGTTGAAAAAGCTCAAGCAAAGAAATCGGAAGTTGATTCACTCTTTTCACTCATTTCATCATCTGTTGAAAGTGTGTGGGAGGGTGAAGACGTTACCACAGAGTTTGCCGATGAAGAAATGGATGCCTTCATTGAGAGTATGACCAACGATCAATTTGAGAAGTTGAAGACATTTTTCGATACCATGCCGCGTGTGAGATATACAATCGAATACACATGTGGTGGATGTGGTGAAGAGACAAAGGTTGACATTGAGGGACTCCAAAGTTTTTTTACATAAGCCTCTCTCATGATTCTCTGATCAATCATTACCAGACCAATTTTGCTATGATGCAGCACCACAAGTATTCGTTGACAGAGTTAGAATGTATGATACCTTTTGAGAGGCAGATATATGTGACAATGCTCATGAATTTCCTTGAGGAAGAGCAAGAACGGCTGAACAAAAAGTAATAAATAGTAGATGACTGATACAGAAAAACCAGTTAGTGATGAAAAAGTTACCGTGACAAAAAATCGAAACAAAAGGCGTATGGCTTGGATAGCATTGTTGTCCATCCTCGTGGTCACTGGTCTAATGATGTTTGTTGTGGATATGGAACGTCTTGATAAATTGAGTGATGTTGTCGTGTGGTTCTATTTTTCTATGGCCTCTATTATTGGTGCTTATATGGGAATGACCACTTGGGCTAAAGTCAATGGGAAGTAGCGTTTTTACGCAAGCCCTTACCTTTTCGATTTTTACTCATAAGGGCTTTAGATTCTTCCGAGTGTTTTCTACCAAGCCCTTTTTTGCTTATTTGTCTTTTCTGCTTTTCTGACATTTTCAAACCGGCAGCCAATTTGGTTTGTCTCATTTTCTCCACACGCTCTTTTGTATGTTTCTTACCCAACAAAGATTGGCGTATTTTTTCCTTGGTTGTATCTGAATGGATGGCACCTACTCGTAAAACATAGCATTCGGCACGATGATATTCAAATATCCTTGAGGTGTATCGTTTGTCTTGCCGGGTAACGGTCATCATTCTTAGGGCATATAGCATATTGCGTCGGTTTTTACCCTCGGTCATACGGATCAATAGTACATGGCAGATGAAATGTTCTTTGGAAGTAAGCACAACCATTTCCAATCCGCCCATACATCTAGGGATAATATGATGTTTTTCTGTGTATTCTTGGGGAATTGGACGGGACTGGGCCCTACGAATGATATTAATATACCATCTGGTATACTTGTTGTTCTTATAAATACTCATGCTGGTGTTCTCCTGTATAGCATTAGAGTAAGTGGATGCTGATACATCGCGACTTACAACTATATATTTATAAAAGAAAGTAATTAGATGCCACTACCAACACTCCAACAAGCTGGTCAAAGCGCAGGGAACGCCGCTCAAGCTGGTCTCCTTGCGTCTGCTATGTTAGCAACTGGTGGGCAGTCTCCCTTAGCTCTAGCCGGTGCTGGCCTCGCTGGTAAAGCTGTTTCTGGTGGTATCAATACGGTCACTGGCATGCTTGGTGGTGGTAAGAAAGAGGGCGCAGAGGGAACAACAGAGGCTGTTGAAGCGGTAAAT